GGGTACTTGGTGAGTTGGCTACACTACAGGGATATTTTAAAGAAACGGGGAAACCTGTACTAGACAAAGAGAAGAAGCCTAAGTTACTAGAAGAACCTGAGTACTTATTATTTAAAAAATGTATCCGCGGTGATACTTCCGACAACGTATTTTCTGCTTACCCAGGCGTTCGTGAAGTTGGTAGTAAGAATAAAGTTGGTATCAAAGAAGCATACGAAGACCGTCAAAAAATGGGATTTTCGTGGAATAATCTGATGCTACAGCGCTGGACCGATCACGATGGTAATGAGGTTCGTGTCAAAGATGCGTATGAGAGAAACAAAATGCTTATAGATTTGACAGCACAGCCCCAAGATATCAAAGAGGCATGCGATACAGCTATTAAAGAATCAGTGCGTAAAACTATTGTACCTCAGGTAGGTATCCATCTGATGAAGTTTGCCGGTCGGTACGAACTTACAAAAATCGGCGATCAGGCCGAGACATATTCCAAGTGGCTCAATAGTCCTTACCCCGGGTCATTGGCGAAAGAATAACATGGCAGAAGAAACAATTTTTTATATTAAAAAAGGCCGTAGATATGTACCTCACAGCACGTACTCAAATGAGTTCTGTGATAGTTTTCCTGAGGGTACACATTTAGTACAAAGCTATCCCAGTGGTAGTATGCGCCGTTTTAAAATTAATCCTGCTTATGCTCCAATGATTGCAGCTGGTCGAGTTGCAGAAGATGTTATCAGTAAAAAGATTATGGATGCTAGCGAAATACGCAGGCAAACTCGTACAGACAAAAAACAACCATTAACTCCTGGACAAAAAGCCGCGTGGGACAATCTAGTTGTAGAGTTCGGTGACGATGCTAAACAGTTAGAATGGCCGAGCGCACGTGAAGCCTGCGAGGAAGCAGTTAAAGCAATGGTAGTAGAAGCAGAAAAGCTACTATCCGTACCTAGTGTACGAAACGCATACGAACAATTTTTGTTCTTGTGCGAGTTAACAAAGGATCAAAATGAATCTAATAGCTAAACCTATTATCAAGAATCAGTACTGGGTAGTCACAGATGGCGACAAAAAAGTCGGTAACGTAGTTGCTGAGGGCAACGGGTTCGATGTAAAGATCGGTAATAATATCGAACACTACAATACGACTAAGGCTATCCAAAAGACGAAGAATATCGAATTCACTAAGGTTGAAAAAACCAAACACAGTGAGCCTCCGTTCGCAGTCTTCCCTACAGATAGGACTAACATCTATAATAGCGTATTGGATGTTCGTAAGAAGCTACATCTATACACCACTACACCTAAGAGTAAGTGTTACTTCGCTGCTGGATGGTTTGCTATTAAACAAGGACAAGAGTTTACTAGTATTTTTTGCCCAAAGTATATTTTTATTCAACGATATGAGTACATGGGACCATTCAAAACGGAGAAAGAGGTAAATAGTAGCATAAATAGTGTATGAGCAATATAAAAAAGTTTATCGATAAGATTGTAACTGCGGAAGGAAGACAAGCACGTGAGGTCATTATGACTCTTAATGACGCCAAAGAACTACGTGATGAAATTACAAAAATCTTGTTGGATCAACGCGAAAACACTAAAGAATCCGAAACAATACAAGTTGTAATGTCGGGTGGAAAATGGTAATATGAGCAGGACACAACCAAAAGTCGTACTAGAACTAGTAGACAAAACAACATATAAATGTGACCAGATCGTAGAAGCTGCTGGGATATGGGCCGTGTTTTACGACGGACAGCCAATCAACTTAAAAAGTCAACACTATCTAGATAGTGAAGCTGTACCTAAATATAAGAAGACTAGCTTTAGTAATCCCGGTCATGCCAGAAACCTGTGTCGTAAACTCAACGCACAATTTAAAAGTGATAAATTTAGTGTCGTGTTTATGAACAACGGTACTAAAGTTTATCCGGATGAGTAAACCCACTATCAAGGAATTGATAACCGAAGCTGTAGTAGGTCAGATGCCAGAGGGCTGGACTGACTGGACTATAGAAGAAGCCATGAAAAAATGGTGGCAAACTGGTTCACGAGGAGACAGCCTTCGTTTAACTGAAATAGGTGACATGGCATTTCGTCTCGGTGAGATAGAATTTTACCAATATGATTTCACTGCTAAAATAGAAGGTAGCTATCATAACTACATCCTAGAACTGAGTAGAAAAATCAAATGTCCCTATTACTTGGGAGTAACTAAAAGTGAAGGTAAAAAGAATCAACCTTACATCCGGCTCTATGATAGCAAGGTTGCTATGATGGTTAGTTTGTATGGCAACATCGATTCTTATTTAAAATCTTTAAAGATACGGTAAACTTTACCCAAACTTTGTCAACGTAATCACTGGCAGAGGCGTTATATATATGTAGACACAAAAATGTCGTTCTACTTTCATAACTTAAAGGAAACTAAAATGAAACAACTAGCACTAGCCCTTATCGCAACTTTGTCAGTAGCAACCGCATTTGCCGCAGACGCCCCTAAAGCAGCTCCTTCAGCACCAGCCGCAGTAACTGCACCTGCTAAGGCAGAAGCACCTAAGACTGCAATGAAGTTAGCTAAGAAGAAAGCTGACAAGGCACCCGCCACAAAAAGTGCCCCTGTCAAGGACAAAAAGACACCAGCAGTCACTAAGCCAGCAGTCACTAAGCCAGCAGTCACTAAGCCAGCAGAAGCCAAACCAGCTAAGTGAAGCTGATGGCAAGGACGATGACTACGAAGATGTAGATTTACATCGTGGTTATAGTCGCCCGAAACTAGTTCACCTCAATCTCTGGGACGATGATGCTGAATTACCAGATCATGTCCTAGCTAGGTTGGCTGAATTTAGAGTACAAGCTCTACTAAAGTATAATGAAACGTGTTATACTAGTGATAAATAAAAGTAGTTAGAGTTCTATTTAAAAACTCAAATCATACACACACAGGAGAAAATTATGATTAAATCTATCGCACACGATGCCGTTGACGCGGTTCAAAAGGGTAAACTTCAATTTGTTGATACATTCGTTAAGCACGAAGCATTAGCAGACGCAATGACGAAGTTTGTTGTCCCCCAATCTCAATACACAAAACAAGCACTTACTACTGGTATTGATTGCTTTTTAGACTTCGGTACTTTATTCTCGAAGAAAGAATTTGCTAAGGAAGTTGCAACAGCCTATGGATTAGACAAGTTCGTTCCAGCAGCTACAACTACTGCAAAATCTAAAAAAGCTAAGTAATATGGCAATCATCTTATTAATCATATTCTTGGCAGTAGCCGGTTGGCTAGTAGCCAAAACATCAAATGAGAGCACATACGGTTCTAATTTAGAAGACTACATCAACGCAAACAACCCGCAAAATTCGGGTGACATAGACCGGTTAACAGTTGAATACAACTTGAAACAAAGTAAAAAAGGATATACTTCATGAAAAAATTCTTTCTAAGCATCATTGAAGCAATTCAATCGATCAAGGCTTACAAAGCAAGTAAACTGAAATGATGAAAATCAACCACACGACCATATACAAGATTGGCGAGTATAGAAATCACTTAACGGAATTGACTCTTGGGGATAAAATCTCACGTTTCGGTTATCAAGCAAGTGACCAAGCTATAGATCAGTTGATATTGAATATGTGCTGCAATCCCGAAGACCATGAATTATGGTATGCACGTGATGATGGCGAACGTGTTGGTTGGGGTCACATGGCAAAGAATGACGATGGTAGTTGGGAACTTGCTGTCTCGGTACAGCACAATCAACAACGCAAAGGAATAGGCAATCAATTGATTACTGAAATGCTAGCATGGGCTAAGTTTCATCACATCACTGAGGTCTATATGCATTGCATTGAAGACAACCGCGTAATTCAACACTTAGCTAGTAAGAACAATTTAAAAACAAAGAGTAGAGGTGACGGGGAACGTACTGCATCAATTGAAGTGCCTTCTCTTACCCTATTCGAATCAACTGACCAGAGATTCAAAGAACAAACTGAAATCATACATGAAATTGGAAAGCTCCAAAAGCGGTTGACGAATCTTTGGCTTCATGTATAATCAACACACATACAAACTTTCT